TTAACATTGACAACAGTCTATTTGAATTGCGCTTTAATGAGCCTCAAAACTTTGCCAAATATCGTCAGGCAGAAGTTGATCAAGTGCGCATCACTACATTTACACAGTTAGAGCAAATTCCTTATCTAAGTAAACGTTTCTTATTAGAGCGTTACTTAGACCTAAGCGAAGAAGAACTACAACGCAACGATGAACTATGGGCACAAGAAAACGGCACAGTTAATGATACAGACATTCCACAAGCAGGCCTACGTGCTGTGGGCGTTACTAACGCAGGTATCCAGCAAGACATGGATACACTAGCACCACAAGAGCTAGGTGTAGAAGGCGGTGCCGGTGCAGTACCAGGCGCAGCTCCAGAAGCAGTGGGCGCCCCGGGCACACCAGCAGCTGCACAGCCCGGAGCAGGTTTATAAGAATTTGGTAAATAACTTTATGAACCTATTAGAAATATTTGAACCTACTCCTGCAGGTTATGAAACAGAAAAAGACGACAACACTGCCGTCAAACTCCGCGATCTCCGCAAGACCAAGTTAACTCTAAAACAGCTAAATCGTCTACGTATTATGAATGATATTCGTAAATTGGAACACGAAAAGAAGATTGACTCTGTACAACAACAATACAAAGCAGCGCCAGCAGACACCGGCGGCATGTAATTATCCCACCTTTTGGCTCAAAAAACACACATATAACCCCACTTTTTAATAAATTTTGTAAATATATACACATAATACATCACATCGATGTAAGTTTCGAAACTTATATTATCACAAGGAGTTCATAAATGAACAAATACGAACAATTAGTTGAGTTCATCATTAATGATGAAAATGACAAAGCTCGTGAATTATTCCATCAGATCGTTGTAGAGAAATCACGCGACATCTATGAGAGCTTAGTAGCAGAAGAAGACTTAGAAGAAACAATTGGCGGCAACGAAGTTGAAGACCTAGTTGACGAAGTATCTTTAGACGAAGAAGGCATTTCTGAAGAAGAAGAATTTGGCGCTGAAGAAGAGTTTGATTCTGAAGAAGGCGACGAATTTGGCGCTGAAGAACAAGGTGAAGCAGAAATCGAAGATCGCGTAGTTGATCTAGAAGACGCACTTGACGAACTTAAAGCTGAATTTGATGCACTAATGGCCGGCGAAGCTGGTGAAGAAGACCATGCTGATGAATTTGGTGCCGATGAAGTTGGCGCTGATGAAGCTAATCCAGAAGAATTTTACGAATCTGAAGAAGATGATGAAGAAGATGACGAAGAAGTTGACGAATCTATTGTACGTGAGTATGTAGAAAAAGTTGCAGCTCCTGCTAACTCCGAAGGTGCAGCAGTTGGTACAGGTAAAAGTGTAGCAGTTAATTCTAAATCAACAGTAGCCGGTAAAAACGACATGGGCGGTACAGCGGTAACTTCTAAAGGTGGTAACCAAGATCAAAACGGTAACCGTCCTTCATCAACTGAAAGACCAAAAGGTACATTAGTATCTAACCCACAAAACAAACCAGGTGCTAATGCAGGTAAAACAGCATTTAAAACTAAAGAAGCTTCTACAGGTTCTGAAGGTAAGCTAGCTGGTAATGATGGTAGTGTTGCTGTTAACAAACAAAGCCCACTACGTAAGTAATTAGGAAAAGATAATGGCTTTATACCTTAAAGAAAACTTAACATACGATGCAGCTAGAATAGAGTTCTTAACTGAAAGTGCTCCTGATGGCAAAGGCAAGTCATGTTATATGAAAGGTATATTCATTCAAGGTGGTGTACGTAATCACAATGAGCGTGTGTACCCTGTAAATGAAATTGAGAAAGCCGTTTCTACGTTAAATGAACAAATCAAGGGTGGCTACAGCGTTTTAGGCGAAGTAGATCACCCTGATGATTTGAAAATTAACTTAGACCGTGTAAGCCACATGATTACAGATATGTGGATGGATGGTCCTAATGGCTTTGGCAAATTAAAGATTTTACCTACTCCAATGGGTCAGTTAGTTCAGACTATGTTGGAATCGGGTGTAAAACTTGGCGTTAGCTCTCGTGGTAGCGGAAACGTGAATGAGGGTGACGGTAAAGTCAGTGACTTTGAAATAGTCACTGTAGATGTAGTTGCACAACCTAGTGCTCCTAATGCATATCCAACAGCGATTTACGAAGGACTGATGAATATGCGTGGTGGCGCCAAGGTATTCGAAATGGCAAAAGAAGCCAGTGCAGATCAAAAAGTACAGAAATATCTAAGAGAAGGCGTATTAAGCCTAATCAAAGATTTAAAATTAAAATAGGAGATCAGAATGTTAGACGCTATCAAACCATTGTTAGATTCTGGTATCATTAATGAAACAACCCAAACTGCTATTACAGAAGCTTGGGCTAGCCAAATTAATGAAGCTCGTGAAACTATTCGCGCTGAATTGCGTGAAGAATTTGCGACACGCTATAGTCACGACAAACAAGTAATGGTTGAAGCTCTAGACAAGATGGTTACTGAAAGTCTTACTGCTGAACTTAAAGAGTTCGCCAGTGAGAAACAAGCTCTAGCAGAAGACCGTGTGAAATTTAAACGTCATATGGTTGAAAGCTCAGGCAAATTTAATAACTTTATGGTTACTAAATTAGCTGAAGAAATCCAAGAACTACGTACAGATAAAAAAGTTCAAAACGAAGCAGTAGCTAAGTTAGAAAAATTTGTTATCCATGCGTTGGCTGAAGAAATTAAAGAGTTTGAGCAAGACAAACAAGCTGTAGTTGAAACGAAAGTTAAACTTGTTGCTGAAGCTAAATCAAAACTAGCTGAACTACAAAGTGCATTCGTAAAACGCAGTGCGGGTCTTGTTAAAGAAGCAGTAGCACAAAACCTAGGGTCTGAATTAGCTCAACTAAAAGAAGATATTCAAACTGCTCGTGAGAACATGTTTGGTCGTCGCTTATTTGAAGCATACGCAGCTGAATTTGCTGTAACTCATTTAAATGAGAACAAAGAATTCGCTAAACTTCAAGCTACTCTTGCTAAGAAAGAAAGACAATTAGCAGAAAGCAAACAAGTTATTGCAGAAAAAGAAGCATTAGTTGAAACTAAGAACCGTGAAGTTCGAGTTATTAATGAAAGCATTTCTCGTAAAGAGAAAATGAACGAGTTATTAAAACCATTAAACAAAGAGAAAGCTGAAGTAATGATCAGTCTTCTTGAGAGTGTGCAGACAGAAAGACTACAAGCTGCATACGATAAATATCTACCAGCAGTTCTAAACAACGCACCAACAGTCAAAGCCGATAAAGTGATGATTGCTGAAAGTCGTAAAGAAGTGACAGGTGATAAATCTGCTAAAATTGACGTAATTGAGAACGATGACAATGTCGTCGATATCAAACGTTTAGCAGGGCTAAAATAGTAGTAAACTTTTTTTAAGGAAAAATAAGAAATGACAACCCAACTATTAGAAGGCCGTTGGAACGAGACCAAAGACGCCCTGTTAGAAGGTCTACAAGGTTCTAAAAGAACCACAATGGCAGTAATTTTAGAAAATACTAAGAAACACTTGATGGAAACTGCAACCAGTGGCGCTACTGCTGTTGGTAACGTAGCTACATTAAACCGCGTTATTCTTCCAGTAATCCGTCGTGTAATGCCGACAGTTATTGCGAACGAAATCGTTGGTGTACAACCAATGACTGGCCCAGTGGCTCAAATTCACACTCTACGTGTACGTTATGCTGATCAAGTTACAGCTACATCAGGCGACAGCACAGTAGGCGGTGACGAGGCATTAAGTCCATTCAAGATCGCTACTGCATACTCTGGTACAACTGCTGGTAAAGCTGCTTCAACAAGCACACTAGAAGGTACTCCGGGTAACCGTATTAACGTTCAAATCTTGAAACAAGTAGTTGAAGCAAAAACACGTAAATTGTCTGCACGTTGGACATTTGAAGCTGCGCAAGATGCACAATCTATGCACGGTTTAGATGTTGAAGCTGAAATTATGGCTGCATTGGCACAAGAAATCACAGTTGAAATTGACCAAGAAATTTTAGCTAGTTTAGCTAGTCTTTCTGGTAACACATTCAACTACAATCAAGCTACAGTATCTGGTACAGCTACATTCGTAGGTGACGAGCACGCTGCTCTTGCTGTTTTAATTAACCGCGCAGCTAACTTGATTGCTCAACGTACACGTCGTGGTGCAGCTAACTGGGCAGTTGTATCACCAGAAGCATTGACAGTATTGCAATCTGCAACTACTTCAGCTTTTGCACGTACAACAGAAGGTACTTTTGAAGCTCCGACTAACACAAAACTAGTTGGTACATTAAACAATGCTATGAAGATCTATGTAAACAGCTATGCTGGTACAGGTACTTCAGTATTAGTAGGTTACAAAGGTTCTAGCGAAGCTGATGCAGCTGCGTTCTATTGCCCATACGTGCCTCTAATGTCTAGCGGTGTTGTATTAGATCCAAATACATTTGAACCAGTAGTAGGTTTCATGACACGTTATGGTTATGCTGAACTTACAAACACTGCTTCATCTCTAGGTAATGCAGCTGACTACTTAGAAAGTATTGGTGTTTCTAACCTATCATTCCAATAAGATTAAAACCTTAAAGGTACGATTAGAAAAAGCCCCGCAAGGGGCTTTTTTGTTGGCTAGTAATAGTACTTGTCGTTTAAATCATTTTTACTATTCTGCGCTTCTTTGCGAGGCAAGTGCTTAACAGTATCGTATAACAATCTAGCACGCTTACTATCAAAATTTGGATGCTTTTGATGCCACTCCTTTTTGCTTTCTGCTTTAGTTAAACAGTAACGCAAGTCCATTTTTACGTCCCAATCTTGCTCTACTAAAATTAAATTGTTTATATCTAAAATATCTAATGTATATTCTACCCATTTACGTGTACTATCAATACTAGCATAGTTAGTAATACCACCTTTAAACACAGGCTTTACAGCCTTGTATTTTCCTATAATGTTATGCTTATAAAACTTTGCCATAGTCTTACTCCTATACAAAATGAACAGCAATTATACTATCTTTACAGCCAAAAGTCAAATTTAGATAAATATATTTGTTCATAAGAACTTATGCGGTCCCCACCGCGTAGGCCTAGAACGCCAAATATTTTAAGGAGAAAACAAATGGGACGTCCAGTAAAATCAGTTTATTTTGGTAATCGTAATTCAGGTGGTGTAGGTGGTGAAGGTGTATTATACGCTAACGTATACCACGTTGGTGGAGGCTATTTTTCAGCTAATGCCGCAGTTACTTTTTCAGCACCACAAATCACAGGTGGTACAACAGCACAAGGTACAGTTACTCTAAGTGCTAACGGTAACGTTATTGCTTATACTGTAACTACAGCAGGTACAGGCTATACATCACCTCCAACAATGTCAATCACTGGTGCTAACGCTTCACCGGCATTTGGTAATGCAAGATTATACGGCACAGGTGTAACAGCTAATGCTATTAGTATGACAGCATACCTATCTGCAGCAGACGGCGGTAGTTCAGCAGTTGCTAGTGATATCACTAAACAAACAGGTAGCAAACGCTATAAAGTGGCTAATGCACAAGGTACAGGTGTAGTTGCTCTAGTAGACAACAGTAGCCCAACAGCAGGTCAAG